CGACAGCGACGTTGCCTTGAGCGATGTCCGCGATGTTCCGTGCCCGTGTGCAGCGAATGCTATCGTTCTGCTCAATGGGGATTGTCTCACGAATCCCGTTCGTCAGATACTTCATCGCAACGGGAGTGCCGCTGGAGAAGTCCGATCCGCTGTGAATCGCCATGTTGGCGAGATAGCCCATGAACTCAGACATGATCGGCATCCCCTTCGGTGGAGGTTGGCGTTGCTGGAATGTCAACACGTGTTGGCGCGGACGACGCCTGTTCCGTCTTCTCCGATGCCCATGCCTTCATGGCCGCGATGGCATCGCCAGTAAAGGCGAACGGCCCTCGAATGACGCCTGTAGCGTTGTTGACGACCGTACTTGACCAGCCGTCCGTTGCTAGCGGTCTCTCAACATGATCGTGAATCGTCTCGTTAGGCGCGTGACGCTGCTCAATCGTGAAGCCCGTGAAGGCACTGCTATCCGACAGGAACTGCAAGATGTTGTCCGGCTTGTCCATATTATCCCCCGACTTTGAAGATCAGTCCGTCTACCGCATGATCCGCCAGCGACTCGGTCAGCCCATCGACATCCTCATCGTTTGTCCCGACTGGCGGACGTGCTGGCATTCGGCTTGTCCCTTCGGTGTGAAACAATGCTTTCTCGTCAGACGTTCCGAACAGGCTTCCTCGCGATGCGACCGCGTTGATGTTGTTCGGCCCGCCTACTGTCACGAGTGACGCCTTCAATGCCCCCGTCTCGAACAGGATCGTCGAGTGGCCTTTCTTCGCGACTGTGACCGGAGACAACGGTGCCCACGGAGAACCGCCCGGCTCCCGCTGCCCGTCGAATGCCGCCTGTTCTCCCTTCGCAATCGTCTCCTGAAACTCCGTCAACGGTTCCGTATAATCGAGTCCGTTGAATCGTTGTTCGATGTCAAGAAAGATGCCGCCTAGTTCCGCGATGCTATTGAGTTCCTCGGTAATCATGTGCGAGGCTCCTCGAACAGGCATGTCAACTGAATGCCAGACACGAACTGCTTCTTCACCCAGGCTGGAACATCAATAGACGCCGTCGATGATGGCAAGACGTTGAAGTTGCGAGGCAGGCCGGACAGGCTTCTATTCCGCAACCGCCTACGGAGTTTCTCACGAATGCCAAGTCGTTCCTCCAGCTTACTCGCGCATGGCTCCATCACGAGTGCGACCATCACCGGATAGCCAACTTCGTCCTCGTTGCTGTTGGCGTCTCCTGTTGTTTCATTACCAAAGGGCGAGATGCTGATGTAATTCAAAACCGTCCCGCTCACATTTTTCTCATGCCACGGAACCTCTTGAATCACACATCCGCCGTTGAAGTTCGTCGAGTTCAACCCTTGTACCGTTGTCCCGGCCGTAATGAGAGCGTCAACGATGGCCTTGATGGCCACCATCGAATCATAATGGTTAGAAACTCCGCTCATCCTTCGGCCTTTGTCGCGCAATACCAATGTGAACCGGCAACAGACTGTTCGCTGTACAGAACGAAAAACCGCACGCCATCAGCACCGATAACCACGTCATCCCGCGTGATCGTTCGGCCTTCGTTTCCAGCCGGATTCAGCAGCTTGTCGGGAATCGAGAACGCAATCACGTTGCCATCGAACTGCACAGGAGAACCGCTTGATTGACGATTCCACGGACCCCGCATCATCACGCCGATTCTATACGTGCGAACCGGATTGGTTCCGTTCTTGAGTTCGACTGACCCAGACTCCACGTCATCCCAGCAAAGGTACTCGTCTCGGTGATCGACGATGGCCGACATTACGTCACCCCGCTAATGCAAACCTCTTCCGGTCCAGACTCTGACTGAATCGCAATGTCGATGGCGTTCATTGAATCCTGCAAATACTTGAGGTACTCGCCCCACTGGTAGCTTTTTCCGTCCACTGTGTAAGACGGCTTCGGATTGGCCGAAATGTCCGCCAGTTGCTGGGCGAAGTTCGTCTTGGCGGTAAGTAAGTTCTCTGCAATCGTTGCCATCAGAATGCAATCCATGAAACTGCGAGGTTTGTCGTTGAACCGATCACGTACAGCTTGCTTGGGTCGTCAATCGGTATCTCGACTTCCGCATTGACTGCCAGCTTGTACCCGTCCGTCGTTGGAGCCGCGATACCAGCAGTCACTCCAGAAAGCCCGACATACACAAAGTTCGTCGAGTTTGCGGAATCCGCTTTGACCTTGACGCCTCGCAACAGCTTGCGCGATACGCTCGTGAGTTGCAGCGCGGTCGCTCCAATTGATGCGAGTGACCCCGTGGCGATTGCCCCGACGGTGATGATTCGATCAGACATCAGCCTATTACCTCCACTGACAGGAAGTCGAGACGGCATGAATCCGTATCGCTCGCCGACGCCTGTCGGTCAATTGCGATTCCGACCACGATTGCCGCAGTCGTGTCGATGGTTTGTGTACTCGTTCCTGTCGTTCCAGTCATCAGTCCATGCGTAGCCGTCAGCGCAGCCGCACGAACGCCATTTGTGCAAGTGCCGAACCCGACCACCGATCCAGATGCCCCGGCCGCGCGACAAATCACCGTGAACTCAATTACTGAGCAACCATTGTCTGCCGGGTCGAGATTCCCTGTCACGGCCAAGTCGGTCGAGTCGAACGCCACGGCCAGCGTATGAACTTCTGATCCTGTCGTTGCCGTGTGGAACACCAGTGCCCGAATCTTGAGGATCGTCCCGACCTTCAGCGTGTTCGCTGGCATCGTGTACGTTTGGTCGAGAACAACGCGAGTCTCGACTGTTCCAAGCTGAGCGGTCGATGCCGCGATTGATCGAGACGCGATGCCGCCGACTCTCCGGGCCGTTCCGCTCGCCACGCCATCTGTCGTCGTCAGCGTATTTGTGAAGGCTTGAGCCTGTGCCACCGACAGGCTGCTGATTGACGTAAGTTGCCCGCTGGCGTCGAGAATGCGGAATCCCGCCTCTTCAGAGACGAGCGTATAGCCAACACCAACTGCTGCCGCGATGATTGTATTGCTTGTCCCGCCGATGACATGAGCCAGCGTTACCGTGACTGACCCGGTGTCGATGTTGTTCATCGACAGGCCGCTCACAACACATGGACCGGACGCAAGTGTCACAGCCGTTGTGCCAGACAGTGCGATGAACGAATCACCGCCCGACGTTTGTACGCGAACCTTCGGGTTCGTCGTTGCCGCCGCACCCGACATTACGGCCGTCAGCGTTTCGCCATTTTGCAATACGTGCCGCATGTTCTGTTTCCGTTGATAAGGAAAAAGCCCGCACTCGCCGCAATGAATGCGTCAGGCACGGGCCTCGGAAGGAAGTTTCGTTGACTACGCTGGCGTGATGATGAGTTGCTTCGCCGTGAACGGCTTCGGGCGTCCGATGTTGTACGTTCGTACCGCGTCTTCAATCGTGCCGTCTGGCGAGACGACCACTTGCACGCTATCCGGTGCCACACACTGAGCGATTGAGAACCGTACCGTTTCATCATGCGTGACGGCCACGGGTTCGGCATTCACTTCCGGTACTTCGGATACCGTCGCTGTTGGTTTATCCTTAGCCATTGTCGCCCCTTTCAGGATGCGAGGCGTTCGATCTTCAATTGTTTCGCCGTGCGGACAACGCCGTTTTTCTTGCGTTGTTCGATGGCATTGTACATGCGAACGGCATCCTCAACGGTTCCGTCTGGTGAGGCCACTATGACTGGATTCGCCACAGCTTCCTCTTCCACTCCAGCGAACGGCGTCAGCCGATACTGAGTTCCGGCGGCTGGAGCGGGAGGTTGCTCCGATGCGAGAACCGCCGCGATCTCGACGCCTGTCATCGGCCGCTCCTTCGGACCAGTGGCCGCATTCTCACGCTGAATCTTCTCGACTGCGGCAGGGATGTCGATTGCCGCGATTGGTTTCTCTTGCTTGGCCATGTCGCCCTCTCTGAGATGACTGATTGACTAGGATCAAGCCACGGTTGACTTGCACAACTGGCGAGGCTCCACAACGGCCGCCGCACCGCGTTCGCTCGCCTTGACGCGGTATACCACGTCGCGGGTGAACTCGGCTTCGCTGTTAGGCGGAGCTTCAACGACCGTGATCGGCCAGTTTTCCATATACTTCAAAGCCTTGGTCACGTCGCCGATGAACCAGCTTGTGTCCGTGCCGAGACGAGCCGCCAACTGAGCGGACCAGAGAATCTCCCATCCGCTTCCGTATGGATTTCCCCAATCGGCGGAGTTCGGGTTCGCGCTGGTAGCGTAGCCTGGAGTAGTCGTCTTGATGTTCGTTGCCGACGTGATCCGCTGTGCTGTCCGCAGCAACTGGCGAGTGACGATCAGATGACGAGGAGTCACGGTGATCGGCTCGCCCGTGTATGGGTCGGTCAACTGGCTGAAAACGAGTTCTGCCGCGTCGATGTTCGTCCAATCGACAAGAGCATTGGACGCCTTGAGATTGATGTACGGCGTCGAACTTTGAAAGCTGGCGTAGCTCGTGCCCTTCCACTTGTAGCGATGGGCGGTCACGTTCTCATCAATCAGGGCGTCGATGATTCGCTTTTCCTTGTTGAGTGCGAGAGCCGCACCGACCTTGGAACACTTGTCTTTCAGTTGCCCGGTACGGTCGAAGAAAATGGCTTCCTTCGTGACATCGACTTCAAGGCCTCGCTTC